CGGCCTGCGACTCCTATCAAGTCTACGGCAAAGACTACGCCAGTAGCGACAGCTAAGATTACTAAGCCTAAAGAAGAAAGGCCAAGTGGTACGCTGAAAGACGGGTTAGATGCAACTGGCTATGGAATTAATAATTCTGAGATTGCTGGATCTTCTGGAGCATCGTTACTATCTTTAAAGCCAACAGCACCTAAAGCAGCAGCACCTGTAGCTAATACTGAGCCTAAAGCTACTGGACTTCAGGAGTTTGCTGACCCTACTGAGCGAGCTAAGTTCATGCTTAAAGAGTATCAAAATACTCCAGCAGAGGATCGCCCAGGCTTTGATGAGTCAAGCTATGACAAAAAAGCAGTGTCTAGTAAAGACTCTATCATGCCGACTGTTAGTGACAAGTATCGTAATGACGAGGTGAGCTACAACCAAGCGTATTGGAAAGCCAAGCTTGATGGCAAAACATCTCAAGCAGATATGGCAGCAGAGCAAAAGGCATTGGGTAGCAAGAAAATCTATTCAGGTGACCGAGCAATTACCGAGCAAGACCAGAGTGTGGCAAAGCAAATTGAGCTTTACTTAAAAGACTCTGGCATTAAGCCAACAGTTGAGAATATGAAGAAAGGTCTCTTTGGAGAGACAATGCTAACGAACTCATCATATGACATTGGTACTGGCAAAAACATATTGACCTCTAAGGAAACAACATCACCTACCATTCTAGGTTTCCGTGTTGGAGATGATGTTACTAAGTCATCTGTTAATGGGGTTAATACCTATGTGAAGACAGGCCAAGGTGATACTCAGAAGACTGAGTCAGCAAAGCTTAGTGCTTCTAATGATCGCGTTGAAGCTGGTCCAGACCCTGTTGCAGAAATGAAAGACATTGACAATCAGATCAAAAATGAGACTGACCCTGTCAAATTAAAAGCTTTATATCAGCGCAGGCTGCGGCTAATGCGTATGAATAGAACTAACACCAGGTTCGCTGGGTTAATTGGCGAAGCTGACACTAAGCGCACCAACCTAATGAGTATTAGCTGATGTATGAAAAAGAAGGTGGCACTGCCGTTGAGCAGAATGTAACTCCTGAGTCTATTATCAAGCGATACGACCGCCTAAAGTCTGATCGTGTTAACTGGGATCAGATGTGGGAGGAACTAGCAACTTACCTTATGCCAGGCAAGATTGACTTTATCTCAACCACTACCAGGGGCACTAAACGGGCAGCAGAGGTCTATGACTCGACAGCCATCCATGCCCTACAAATACTATCAGCATCGCTACACGGGTCGCTGACAAGCCCATCAACTAAATGGTTCGGCTTAAGGTTCCGAGAGGATGAGTTAAATGAAAACAAAGACGCTAAAGATTGGCTAGAAAAGTGCAGTAAAGGCATTTTCCAAGAGTTCGGAAAGTCTAACTTCTCAACTGAGGTAGCTGAAGCGTACCAAGACCTAGCTGGATTTGGCACATCGTGTTTACAGTTTGACGTTAAGACTAAAGACGCTCAGTTTGATGGCTTTAACTTTAGAGCGTGTCACCTGGCAGAGGTGGTCATTTCCGAAAGTGAAGAGGGTCGTATTGATACTGTGTTCCGCAAGCTTAAGTTGACTGCTCGTCAAGCCCATCAGAAGTTTGGTGATGACTGTGGTGAGAAGTCAATGAAAGCTTTAAAGACTGATCCAGATAAAGAGTTTGAGTACATCCAAGCCGTTATTCCGCGCGAGCTTAAGGGTGAGCCAGCAATGGTTGCACCACCTAATATGCGCCCATATGCCTGCTATTACGTCAGTGTTATCGATAAGAAGATATGCAAAGAGTCTGGATACTACGAGTTGCCCTACATGGTCCCTCGCTGGGGCAAGACGACAGGTGATGTCTATGGCTTTGGTCCTGGCTGCGTAGCTCGACCAGACATCAAAACCTTAAACGAGTCTAGAAAACTTGCTATGAAGGCATGGGAGAAGTCCATAGATCCTCCATTGATGGCAATGCAAAACGGCATCCTTGGCAAGATTGATATGCGCCCTAGTTCGGTGACTTATGTTCGTGACATGAATGGCCTAGCACCAATTTCCAATCAAACTAATTGGTCAGCAGACCAGCTTATGTTGGGTGATGTGCGTGGATCAGTCAGGCGTATCTTCTTTAGTGATCAACTTGAGTTAAACGAAGGTCCACAAATGACAGCAACCGAGGTCCAAGTTCGCTATGAATTAATGCAGCGATTACTTGGTCCTACTCTTGGTCGCCTACAGTCAGAGTTTCTTAACCCAATTGTTGAGCGAGCTTTTTATTCGATGCTGCGTGGCAATGCGCTGCCACAAATGCCCCAGGTGCTGCAAGACGCAGGAGGTGATCTAGATATAGAGTATGTAGGTCCACTAGCACGGTCCCAGAAGATGGATGAAGTGACATCTATTCAACGCGCAGTAGACGGGATTATGCAACTAGCCCAGGTTAACCCAGAGGTATTGGATATTGTCGATGTAGACAAGGCAGGACGCACCATATCAGATCGATTAGGTGCGCCTGCTGACATCTTACGAGGTGATGAGCAAGTGGCTGATATGCGTCAATCACGACAGCAACAGCAACAACAACAGGCTGAGATGGATATGGGTCAACAGCAGTTAGAGGGCGCAACCCAAGCAGCCAATTTGGAGAACATGGTTAATGGACCAGTTTGAAAAAGACGTAAAAGTATTGTTTGACAGTAAAACAGGTGAGCGAATGCTTGCCAATATGAAGATGGCATACGGTGATCGAATCTCGTTTACCAAGTGCCCATATGAATCGGCTTATCGTGAAGGTCAGCGTTCTATTTATCTAGAAATCACGAATATAGTGGAGAAGACAAATGAGTGAAGAAGCAGCAACAGAATCGGTTGAGTCAACGGAGTCTTGGCACTCTGGCCTGTCCGATGAGTACCGTGGCAATGAGTCACTATCACAAATACCAGACCTTAACACTTTGGCTAAGAGTTATTTAGATGCACAGCAATATGCTGGCGGTTCAATCCGCATACCAGGTGAGGATGCAAGCACTGACGATTGGTCAGCCTTTAATGCCAAGCTAACAGATAAAGTTCCTACCCTATTAAACCTCTCAAGCGATGAAGATGAAGCTCGTAATGCCATGTATGCGCGTCTTGGTCGTCCAGATACTAAGGATGGGTACAAAGTCGAGGGTGCTGACCCCGATTTTCTAGAGTGGGCACATGACAATGGCTTATCGACTGCTCAGGTTAAAGCCTGGCATGAGAATACTCAGAGTCAAACAGAGCAAGACAATGAAAACAGCGATGCCCAGATGCAAGAGGCTAATGACCTACTTAAAAAAGAGTGGGGCCATGCCTATGATGCCAAGCTATCCCAGGCTAAAAATGCTGTGCTTGCTTATGCTGATGCCGAAACCCAGCAGTTCCTATTAGACAGTGGTCTAGCCAACAACGCTGGCATGATCCGACTAATGGCTGGCATTGGTGCAACCCTTACTGAGGAGCAGTCAGCAGGCATTGACTCAGGGTCACGTTTTACACTATCCCCTAGTGAAGCAATGGACCGTATCGGTGAGGTTAGACGAAACACTGAGCATCCATACAATGTAGCAAACCACCCACAACATAGGGCAGAAGTCGAAAAAATGGAACGCCTCTACTCGCAGGCATATCCAGAACTAGATTAGTCCTAATAACCGTGTAGGAAACAATCATCATCTAATCAACAGGGTAGCTAATCCTTAGTCCTGTGGGTTAGATGAGCCGTTTCTCATCTCGTTGAAGCAAGCGTTATTGCCAGTTTATGAGTCCGAAAGTCGGGTAGCTCCAAGCGCCAATTTCAATTGCCAATTCGGAGATAACTCACATGGCTAATACAATCGCAAAAGCGTTTGTCCAACAGTTCCAGGACAATTTAATTCACTTAGCGCAACAGAAAGGTTCACGCCTACGCGCATCAGTAAACGAGCAGTCAGTCACAGGCGAGAAGTTTAACTTTGAACGCTTGGGCACAGTCGCTGCTGTCGTCAAGTCAAGCCGTCACACTAACACTCCAGTGTTGGAAGTTCCGCACAGCCGTAGGGTCGCAACAATGACCGACTACCACTGGGCAGACATGATCGATGACGAAGACAAAGTCCGTATGTTGATCACCCCTGAAAGCCATTATGCCCGCAGCGGAGCCGCAAGTATGGCACGGGCTTTCGATGACTTAATAATCGCTGCTGCCACTGGTAACGCTGTCGATGGTGACGGGTCTAACGTAGCTTTGCCTGCTGGTCAAAAGATCGCGCACGGCTCTGCTGGCTTAACTCTTGCTAAATTGATTTCTGCTAAAGAGATTCTTGATGGCAACGATGTTGATCCAGACGAAGAGCGTTTCTTTGTACTAGGCTCACAACAGGTTTCTAACTTGTTAGCGACTACTGAAGTTAAGTCTAGCGACTACAACTCAGTTAAGGCTCTTGTTCAAGGCGATATTGATACCTTCATGGGGTTCAAATTCCTACGCTCAGAGCGTTTAAACCTAGCATCAACTCAACGTAAATGTTTCGCATTTACAAAGGGTGCAATGGGCCTCGGTATTGGTAAGGACGTTACTACCAAGATCGATGTTCGCCCAGACAAGTCATACGCTCACCAGGTGTACTTGTCATTTGTCGCTGGCGCAACTCGCGTTCAAGACGAATGTGTTGTAGAGGTACTTTGCACCGAGTCCTAAGCTCCGTGTAATCATCAAGGGGGCTGAAATACGCCCCTTTTTTTTAAGAGGTTTTAAGTGGCTAGAGATTATCGAAAGGAATACGACAATTATCACTCAAAGCCTGAGCAGCGGAAGCGCAGATCATCTCGTAACAAGGCTAGAAGTATCCTGATTGGATCTGGTCGAGTAAGCAAGGGCGATAATATGGATGTTGATCACAAGGATCGTAACCCATTAAATAACTCTTCAAAAAACTTGCGTGTTATGACCCCGAAAAAGAATAGAGGTTGGAGAAAGTAAAATGGCTAGCGAAGTTTCAATATGTAACAGGGCTTTAGCGATGCTTGGTGCTAACACTATCACCTCACTCACTGACGGATCAACGGAAGCTAACGTGTGCAACGCAGTCTATGCTGATGCCCGTGATGCTATTCTCCGCGCACATCCTTGGTCATGTGCAATTAACAGAGCCTCACTAGCCCAACTATCGACTGACCCAGTTTGGGGTTTTGATAAGGCATACAGCCTACCTAACGACCCATACTGTCTATCCGTGATTGACTTACAAGAATCACAACTATACCGCGTTGAAGGCCGTACCCTGGTCTGCAATAACGACACCGCAACCATCAAGTATGTTGCAAGAATTACAGATCCTGGTGTGTTCGACCCGACTTTAGTCTTTGCTTTAGCCTGTCGAATAGCTGCCGAGATTTCATATGCTCTGACTCAGAATCGCGCACTTTCAAACGATATGTGGAATCTGTCAGAGAAGTTTATAAACGAAGCGTCTTCAGCAGATGGTGCAGAAGTTGGTCAAGAAGAGATTACTGCCACCATATTTGAGGGAGTTCGCGCATGAGGCTGACCCCGATCATCAACAGTTTTTCGTCAGGTGAGTTATCACCAAGACTGATGGGGCGCACTGACTCACAAAAATATAGCACTGGCTGTGAGGTCATGGAAAACTTTATGGCACTGCCACACGGTGGAGCTAAAAGGCGTGGTGGTACTCGCTTTATTAATGAAGTAAAAAACTCAGCGCATACAACCAGGCTAATACCGTTTGAGTTTAGTGTGGACCAGACTTATGTTCTAGAGTTCGGCAATAACTACATTCGCTTTTACACCAATGGTGGTCAGGTCCAAGCTAACTCAGCAGCGTATGAGATCACAACGACCTACACTCACTCTCAGGTTAATGAGCTACAGTTTGCTCAGAACGCTGACGTAATGTGGATTGTTCACCCGTCACACCTACCCAGAAAACTAACAAGACTTGCCCATGCAAGCTGGACGATTGCTGATGAAGTATTTAAAAAAGGCCCATTCTTACCTGTTAACCAAAACGAAGCCCTTACTCTTGCTTTTGCCAGCACCTCTGCTGCGACTCAAAATCTCACTGCCTCTGCTTCTTTGTTTGACAGTAGCCACGTTGGTACTGATTGGCTGGTAGATACAAACCCTGGCAATGCAACAGGCGAGGTGGTTTGGGTTCGCGTAAATAGCGTTGCATCAGCCACAGTGGCTAACGTCACAATTAAAGATTTAGGGTATATGCCTACTGACACCAATGCCACCAATCTATGGCAAGAGGGGGCGTTCTCGACCCACAGAGGCTTCCCGTCAGCAGTCGTGTTCTATGAGCAGCGGCTTTGGTACGGGGGCACGACACACAAGCCTCAAACCCTGTGGGCAAGTAAGCCAGGCATCTATGAAGACTTTAACCCTGGTGCTAATGCCGATGATGGACTGAGCTATGCTATTGCTAGCGACAGAGTAAACAACATCAAGTGGATGGCGGCACAGAGGGTGCTAATTGTAGGTACGTCTGGCGGTGAGTTTCGAGTTACAGGCGGCAACGAGTCAGCAGTGACACCAACTAACGTAGATGTGCGTAGGCAGACCAGTTATGGGTCAAAGATTGGACATCCAGCCTATGTCGGGTCCGATGTGTTTTTTATTCAGCGATCAGGTACACAAGTTCGTAACGTGTCATACAAGTGGGAGTCTGACTCATTCCAATCTGATGACCTAACCTTCTTGGCTGAACACATCACGACAGGTGGTTTGACATCATTAAGCTACTCTCATGTGCCCGATTCTATATTGCTAGGATTACGGGCTGATGGGGCACTACTTATGCTGACATATGAGCCAACTCAAGAAGTTATTGGGTGGCATCGACACATTACTGATGGCGAGTACAAGAGCCTAGCGGTGATCTCAGAGGATGGTCCCGATCAGTTTTGGTTCGTAGTCAAGAGAACTATTGGTGGGGCAACTAAACAATATGTTGAGCTATACACCCCAGACATTTTCCTAGACTCAATGATCTCCTACTCAGGCAGCGCTACAGCCTCTGTGAGCGGCCTTGCACACTTAGAAGGCAAGACTGTACAAATTACTGCTGACGGTGCTGTACACCCCGATCTGGTCGTTTCTAGCGGTGCTATCACACTTAACTACACAGCTTCAGATATTAAAGTCGGCTTAAAGTATGTATCTAAGCTTACGCCAACACGGCCTGGTCAAAATGCTGGGGCTGGCACAACGCTAGGTAAGAAAAAGCGGTGGAATGAAATCTTTGCAAGATTAGAAAAGTCAGCAATCCCAATCATAAACGGGCAACGTCCACCTGTGCGATCACCAGGCACAGACTATGGTAACGAAGAGCCTGTTATTTCAGAAGACATAAATGTGAAAAATCTTGGCTATGACCGCGATGGTCGTATTGAAATCGAACAAGACTTGCCGTTGGCCTGTCATATCGTTTCGCTGTTTGGCACATTGAGCGTGGGAGATTAGTTATGAGCCTTATGACGTTTTTTTCAATCGCCAGTTCAATCAAACAATTTAGTGACGCTGACAGCGCATCATCTGAAATGCGTGAGGCTGGGGAAAAGAATGCTCAACTTGGAGAGTTAGAAACTGCGGAGCGAGTTAGAAGGACGCGGTATAAATTTGAGCAAGAGCAAGGCCAGCGAGTGGTTGCCTATGCTAAAGCAGGCGTTGACCTTTCTAGTGGATCAAGCCTGGCTGTAATGGCTGAAGCAGCTAACGTAGCAGAGCGTGAGATAGCTTTTACAGAAGAACAAGGCAGACGTACCGCTTCAGCTAGAAGAGCAGGAGCAGGCGCACAGGCAGACGCAATGAGAAGCCAGGGTGAAAGCCTACTGATTTCTAACATAGGCAGCATAGGCAACAAAAATGATTGGTGGGGTAAAATAACGTGAGAATACCTAACATTAACCAGACAGGTGTGCCTGGTGCTGAACAAATTAGTTTAGGTGCTATATCGTCTGCCGCACAAGCAAGTATGAAAACAACCCAAGCGTTAACTAAAGTGGTTGATGACTACCAGGTAATGAGCGATAAGGCCGAAGCAACTGCTCAGTATGGGCAGAATTACCAATCAAGCTTGACGGCTTTAGATGCTTCTTATGATGAGATGATTAATCAGCCTCACTTTGATGACAAGAATAACCCTACCTACCGAGATATTTCAAAGCGTTGGAATGCTGTGTCTTTAAAGCACGTTTCTGAAACGCTAAACAACTTTACCAATAAAACAGCATCTGCTCAGTATCAGGCAGACATTTCTACATATTTACGGGGAAAGTCTAGCGACATTAGAGGTGTTGCCAGGAAGAGGCAAGTTGACTATGCCAATGGGGTACTTTCATCTCAAATATCTACTTTTACTAAGTTACCTAATGGGCCTGAGTTAATTCAGAATGTCATTGAGCAACAGGTAAAGATTGGATTTATGACCCCTGAAGTGGGCGTAAACAAGTTACAAGAAGCTTTAGAGACTCACGCATCGACTCAAGTAACAATGTCTATAGAAAGCTCTACTAGCGATACAGACCTTGACGCTATTCGGCTTTCATTGATTAACAATACTAACCCGTACCTATCATTGTCCACTGTACAGTCTGCGTTCACATCTATTCAGCAGCGCGAGAATCAAATCGATAAAGACTTTGATGACGAGCAAGAAGGCGTTTATGTAGACACGTTAACTAAGATCGTAATGGGCGATTTAACTAATGAAGGTGAAATTGATTTACTACTACTCAATGAGAAAATCACCCCTGCGTATCATGCGGCCTTAAGCCAGCGACTTGTTGAAGAGATCAAGGGTCCAGAGGTAGATGATTGGGCTGAGTATTCACTAATTAAGTTAAACGTGTGGGACTACACAGCCGCTGATATTTTAAACAATGAAATGCTTACCCAAGGCACTCGCATAAAGCTTCTTGCTGATTTAGCCAAGTGGAATGATGACGAAGATAAAGACTTGGATTGGGTTGCAACTCAATCAGGTAGGGAAGCGACTAGGCAAATAAAAGCTGCTTTTCCAGTGGCATCAAAACAATTTAATCCTTTTGGTGTTGCCAGCGCAGAAGCCGATAACGCATTGACTAAGCTGTACGAGCGTGTAATAGCCCTTCCTGTTGGTCAGCGTACAACATCTGTTATTAGTATAGCTAAAGAAATAATTGCAGAGTCAAATAATAACAAAAATCTTACGCCTGCTCTTGCTGTACCTGCAACAATTCAAGAGATTGTTGACAAATATAAACCTGGACCTCAGAGAGACAAAATGCTCAAAGCGTGGGAAGCAAAGTATTTTATGAGCGCAGATCCTGAAGATTTTAAAAGAGTTACTCAAAACGACATTATGTCATTAGCTAAAGAGCTTGGAGTCATCGTATGAGCGGCAGTGTATGGAACGTGGACCCTGGTGAATTGCAACAAGCTGATGACATAGCAAGAGCTGGTCAGTCAGAAGCTGATAAGCAGCATAATACCTCATTACAGTTAACTGATGCATTGGGTAGAAAGGTTCAGGAGCAAAAAGAGCAGCAGCTTTACGACTACCCTGATTCAGATATTCTTAAGGCCGCAGGGACAATTTATCAGATGCGCCAAGGAAAGCCTTATGAGGGCGAGAACTCAGATTTAGTTAAGTACGGGATGGATGAGATGCGTAGGTTTAATCACAGTTGGTTTCAAGCTGACATGGATTGGGCGCAGGATCTTTCATATAAGTACAACCCAATTGATATGGTTACAAAAGACTATATGTCTACTCAAGATGAGATAGGCATGGCTGGTTACATTAAACTAATGGAGAGTGATCAAACGACACCTGACCAAAAGCTTGCATTCCTGCACCTGATGAATACCTATACAGCAGTGGATATGGACAATATAAATGAAGCAGGCAGTATGGTTGAAGCAATGGTTTCGGACCCGTCTAGTTTAGGTGGTATTGCTGCGCTGGCTTCACAGGGATTTAAATTTGCAGGGAAAAAAGCATTTGCATCGGCATTTAGAAAAAGATTGGAAGCGTCAATAGCGGTTAGCTTAGAGGGGGCTGTATTCTCAGGAGGCTACAGTTACCTTAACCAAGAAGCTGCTATCGCTGCTAGTGATAATGATTACTACAGCCAGCAAACTGAGCAAGATTATACTCAAAATGCCATTGCTGCTGGGGTGGGTGGTACAATTGGTGCGCTTCTCCCTGTTGCTCCAGGTTGGATATGGGATGGATTAGGGTGGGCTGTAGATAAAACCTATAAGCCTGGACAGTTCGGATCTGGAGTTGGACCTACTGATTGGCCTGATAAGCCTAACTATACACCAGATACAGCCGCAGTCGGTCCAGATGTCCCTGCGCTTGGTGATCCTGGTATGCCTAGTGTTGGTCCAGATCCACAACTTAATGGTGCAACTATCACGCCTGATGCACCTGTTACTCCAGCGACTCTAAGAGATACTCCACACCCTTTAGG